GTGATAAAACTTCTTATCCAGTATTTCACGAACCGAAGACTGGTGCAAGATGTACAAAATTAAAAATGAAACCAGATTTAAAAGGTGTATGGGCAGGTCACGAACAATTTCACTTAAGACCTAAACCAGGAACATTAATTATATTTCCAGGTTATTTAGAACACGAGTATGCAGTAGATTTTGGTATTGAACCATTTAGATTTATACATTGGAACATACAAGCAGTGCCAAAAGAAATGGCAAAAGATGTCGTTTAAAAAAAATAAATACACAGTTATTAAACAAGCTATATCCAAAGACCTAGCAGCTTTTATTGCAAACTATTTTTTAATGCAGAAACAAGTTTATGATACTTGTAGGAAAGCTCGTTACATATCACCTTTTGAAAATATTATAGGTCATTACGAAGGACAGGATGAGCAAATTCCACATACATATAGTCAGTATTCTAACATAGCTATGGAAACTTTAATGTTAAAATGTCAACCTGGTATGGAAAAAGCAACAGGATTAAAATTATATCCAGCTTATACTTATGCAAGAATTTATAAAAAAGGTGATGTTTTAAAAAGACACAAAGATAGATTTAGCTGTGAGATATCGACCACTATGAATCTTGGTGGTGATGATTGGCCCATATACCTTGAGCCATCTGGAGAAATAGGTAAAAAAGGAATTAAAGTAGATCTTAAACAAGGAGATATGTTAGTTTATTCTGGCTGTGAGCTAGAGCATTGGAGAGAAAAATTCAAAGGCAAAGAATGCATAACTAAGTTTTTTTGCATTATAACAATCGTAAAACCCCAGGAGCAAAGGATAATATGTTTGACAAACGTCCACATTTAGGTCTTCCTTCTTGGTTTAAACGATGATATAATTCTTTGATGGAGGCACGGCACCACCACATACCCCGTGTCTCCTTCTAAGGATTATATATGTTATTAGGATTTGACTCTTTTGCCACACTACCCATTTCAGCTTCAGGTAATGAAGGAAATGTAACTCTTGCTGTTACAGGTAATCAGCTTACAATAAGTATTGGAGACCCAGGTATTACAGCAGATTCTATTACAGAAATACCTAATCCAACTCCACTTACTTTAGGTACAGGTACTGTTACCCTTAATATTGATGTAGATTTTACAGTTACTGGATCTGGTATTACTTTAGCTACTGGAACTGTTATAGCAACGGCTGGAGCAGACGTATCAGTTAGCGGAAATAATGTTGTAATTTCGTCAGGAAGTGTTACAGTGACGGCTGACGCAAACACTGAACCTAGTGGCATAGATTTAACTCTAGCTACAGGAACAGCACAAGCAATAACATGGAGTGAAATAATACCAGGAGTTAGTATGACCTGGACAGAAATAGACCCAGGAGTATAAAATTATGGCATCGACGTATTCAACTGATACAAAATTAGAATTAATAACAACCGGTGAAAAAGCTGGTCAATGGGGCGGTATTACCAATACTAACCTACAAATTTTAGAACAAGTAGCATCTGGTGTTTTAGATGTAGATATGGCCTCTGGAAGCGTTACTTTATTATTAACAGATGGTGCAACATCAAATGGAAAAAATCAATATTTAAGACTTTATGGAACTTTAACGGCTAATAGAACAATAACTATGCCGTCAGGTTCTGATAGAGTTTGGATTATGAAAGATGATACTGATAGAAATGGAACTAACAAATACACTCTAGGAGTTTTAACTGCTAGTGGCACTACTCAACCTATCCCTGTAGGAGCAACAGTTTTATGTAGATCTAACGGAACTCAGACGCTTATAACTATTTTAGATAGAGGAGCTATTTCTATCAATAACACTTATTCTCCTTATACAGCTGTGGCTGGAGATCAAATTTTTGTGATACTACTAGCGCAGTAGCAACAGTTAATTTACCCGCTTCACCATCTGTAGGAGACGAAGTTACAATTATTGACTCTAAGAAACTATTTTTGCTTTCTAATGCTGTTACGGTAGGAAGAAATGGATCTCCAATAAACAATGGAACTTCTGATGCCACTTTAAATACAAATGCTATGGCAGCTACTTTTATATACGTAGACGCTACATGCGGTTGGAACTATAAGAGTAAAGCAACATAAGGAGCGTAGCATATGGCTCTTTTTGAAATGAAATTTCAACCTGGTGTCAATAAACAAGACACTGGTGTCGGCGCAACAGACCGATGGATTGATTCTGATAATGTAAGATGGCGATATGGACTTGCTGAAAAAGTAGGCGGATGGTCTTCTTTACTTACAAACACAATTCATGGTGTAGCCAGAAGACAGTTAGCTTTTACAGATTTAGAAGGAAATAGATACGTTGGAATAGGAACGGATAAGTTTTTATTAATTTATTTTGAAGGAACTCTTTATGATATTACTCCTTGGAGAACTAATTCTTCAGGAGCTCAAATTACTTTTGGGGCTTCTACTATAACTACTAATAGTACTGCTCCCGGTACTTCTATAACTATTACTACAGGATCTGCTCACGGTTTAGAAATAGGAGATATAGTAGCTTTAGAATCTGTTACGATGCCTACTGGTTCAGCTTTAAAACAAAAACAATATTGAATATACAAGTAGTGATAAACAAGTTTGTCAAGTTATAACCGTTCCAAGTAATGTTACATTTACTATTACATCACCGACAGCTGAAACAAATGGAGGTGGTTCTGATTTAACTTCAGGAAGCGCCTGTACAGTATCTCCTTATCAAAGAATAGGACCTTCTGAACAATCGTATGGTTATGGATTTGGAATTGGAGACTATGGTGGAACAGTTACAGGATCAGAATCTAATCAATTAGATGGAGCCTTAAATGCTGATACTGCTGGTACAGGTGGATCTGGTACAGCTGTGACAGTAGACTCTACTACAGGGTTTCCTTCTACAGGAACTATTGCAGTTGGATCTGTTCCTACTGCAGAGTTAATTACTTACACAGCCACCAATGCTACAAATTTTCAAAACATTACTAGAGGAGCTTTAGGAACAGCAACTCCCGGGACTTCAAATGGACAAGCTCATTCTGATAATACGGCTCTTCAAAACGCAACTAAATGGACTAACTGGGGTGATGCAGTTAATGCCACAACAGTTACTTTAGAACCAGGACTTTGGTCTTTAAGTAATTGGGGACAAGTTTTAGTTGGAACAGTTTCTAATGGAAAAACATACACATGGAATTCAGGAGTAAGCGGGGACACAAAATTTACAACACGTGCTTCTATGAATACAACAGATTATGTAACCGCTATTAGTAGTGGTGATGGAAACCCAACAGCTAGTAGGTTTACTTTAATATCTCCCACAACACGACACTTAGTCCACTTTGGAACTGAAACAACTTTAGGAGATTCAAGTTCCCAAGATGATATGTTTCTTCGTTTTTCTGATATTAATGCTATCAATACCTTTGCACCAGAAGCAGACAACAGTGCAGGAGATCAAAGACTTCAAGACGGAACAAAATTAATGGGAGCTATTGTTGCTAAAGAAAACATTCTAGTTTGGACCGATAATGCTCTTTATACTATGAAGTATGTAGGTGCTCCTTATACTTTTGAGTTTGAACAAGTAGGAACTAACTGTGGATTAATAGGCCAAAACGCATGTTGTGAAATAGATGGGGTTGCTTATTGGTTAAGTAATAATGGGTTCTTTTCTTTTGATGGTACAGTTAACTCTTTACCTTGTGTAGTAGAAGATTATGTGTTTGATGACTTTGCAACAAGTAAAGGTCAACAAGTATATGCAGGAATCAATAACTTATTTACAGAAGTAATTTGGTATTACCCAGGATCCAGTTCTTCTTACAATGATAAATATGTAGTTTATAACTATGGAGAATCAGGCAGACAAGCCGGAGGTATTTGGTATACAGGAGTCAATACTAATTCTATTAGAACAACTTTTATTGATGCAACTATTTATCAAAAACCTCATGCTACTCAATTTAATAGTTCATCTGCAGGGACTTTTCCAGATGTAGTAGGAGCTTCAGCACTTGGTCAAACAGTTTATTTTGAACAAGAAGTAGGAACTGATCAATTAAACCCTGATGGAACAGTGACTGCTCTTACTTCTTTTGCAACTTCCTATGATTTTGCTATTCAAACTCAAGAAGGAATGGGAGAATTTTTCTTAGCAATGAGAAGATTTATTCCTGATTTTAAAACTTTAACTGGTATTGCTAAAGTAACCGTAGGAGTTAAAAATTATCCCTCAAGTAGCTCTACAGATAGTACTTATAGTCCATTTAGTGTTACCTCTTCTTCTACAAAATTTGATACAAGAGCTAGAGGAAGATACGCTAACATTAAAATTGAAAATCAAAGCGCTGGAGAAGAGTGGAGATATGGTACATTTCAAGTAGATGTTCAAGCGGACGGGAGAAGATAATGACAAAAATAGTAGTAAGATTACCAGAACCTAAACGAGAATATAGTGAAGATAATCAAAGACAAATTAACAGGACCATTTCTTCTTTAATCCAGCAACTTAATTCAACGTATCAACAACCTGAAAAGGATGATCAAGAAAGGTTTAATTTCTTTTTAAGCTAATGGCTAATATATATAAAAATATTCAAGCAAAAATAACATCAGCAGGGTCCTACGATGATATGTATGAAGCCCCTGGTGAGACTACTTCTTTAGTTAAAAGCATTAAGCTTTTTAATACTCATAGCGGAGCTTTAGATGTAGATATTAAAATTTATGATGCTTCAGGCACGACTGATTATGAATGGGATAAGGTCAGTGTTGGAGCTAGTAACAGTGTTGATTTATTAACCTTTAACAATATAATCATACTAGAAGCAGGTGATAAAATTAAGATGCAATGTGCTACAGGAAATGTTATAAAGATGACAGCTTCTGTATTACAGACAAGCAGAACATAGGAGAAATATGCCCTTTAAAGAACAAGAAGCGAAGAGTGAATATCAAGTAATAGACGGTAAAAAGGTAACACGTTATTACCCCTGAAGTAGAGATCACATTAACTAATACTGAAACAGGCAAAGAATACATGTCAGATAAAGAAGCTGACGACGACGTAGATAACCCTGAAACAGACACAAAAAGAGAGCATATTAAAAGAGATGTTAATGTTAAGATCTTAGACTTAGGTTTAGGTACCAAAAGTAATCTATAAGATGATGTTGACGATAGTTAAAAAATTAAGTAAACTGGTAAGTTCAGGTATAATCCCTGCGATTTTAATATATAATCACACACTTAGGAAATAGAATATGGCAAATTCAAAAGGCATTAAATCTTTAAAACTAGTAGGTAAACCAGGAGGTATAGTTAAACCTGGTATTACTAAATATGGTGTATGGGATTGGGTAGACACAGCTATTGAATATGGAAAAAAAGGATACGAGTGGTATAAAGACAATAAAGATGTAGTTGATACAATAGGAAAAACTGCAACATCTTTAGGTAAATCTTATTTAGATTATAAAGATGCCAAAAGAAGAAATGAATTAGAAGAAAGAGCTTACGATGATTATATGAAAGAAGCAGAAGCAGCTGGCTATGAAGCTCAAGCAGCAATAGATTTAAACTTAACACCTATGCTAGTGTCAGGCATGCCAACTACAAAAGCAGACGTAACTGATTTTAAAGCAGCCACTGGTTTAAAGCATGGTGGTATCAGTGGTCTTCGTAAAAAGTATTATGAAGGAACGGGTGAGACAGAAGTCTTAGAAATGGATGAAGAAGTAATAACTCCCGACTATTTAATGAAAGAAGAGGGAGTAGAGATTGGCCCAATGGTTTCAGGGAACTATACTGAAGAAGAATTAGAAGCATACGAAAATTATAGGTATGAAATGAATGAACAAAGACCTGGTTTTCCTATAATGGAAATAGATGAATTTTTAAGATTTTTTTATAGTAGTGCTAGAGGACCTGAAGAAGGAGACACGACTCTTGCAGATGAAATGGGTACAACTATGGAACAAGCATTTGAAGATGAGTTTATGAAACCTGCGGCACGAGGTGGTATCATAGGTTTAAGAAAAGGTGGCAGAGCTAGATATCAAGACGGAGTAGGTCCTGTTGAAGCAATAGATATAAGTATAAACGACAACCTTCTTGGAAGTCCTGATTATCAAGGAGGAACTACAACTAGTGATGTTATAAATCAAAAAGAAACTAGCTCTAACAATATTCAAGAGATGGCTTCATCTTTTTTAACAGATGGAATGATGGATACAAATGAAGCTTTACAAACAGCAATAACGATTAATAAAGCTAGTGAACAGGTAGACTTTGATAAAAATTTAGTTCTATCATTAATTAAAAACGGTGCAGATTTAAACGAAGCTCTACAGCAAGCTATAATGATTGCTAAAGGTGCAAACGTTAGCCAAATGAAAACAGGTGGCAGAGTTAAAAGAAATGTAGGAGGCATCATGGATTTAGGTGGTATGGAAAAAGATTATAGATTCAACGGTGGCTTTGTTCCAATTGGAGAGTATGAAAAAAAAGATGATGTCCCAGCAAGATTATCTAAAAACGAATTTGTATTCACAGCTGATGCAGTAAGAGCTGCAGGCGGTGGAAGCATTAATAAAGGTGCAAAAAGAATGTATGACACTATGAAAAATTTAGAAGCAAGACCTGAAGCAAAAAGGATGACAGCATAATGGCAACCCAATACGATACAGCTGGTTTATTACCAAGCGCAACATTACAACCTTACGGTAAAGAGATACTTAAATATGGTATCGGGCAACTAGGAACTCCTATTAATGTAGGAGCAATGACTCCTAAAGTTGCAGGTCCAACAGCATTCCAACAAGCAGCTCAACAAAGAGTTGCAGATATGTCTGGTCTTGGAGCTATTCAAAGAGATGCCTCAGGAATGACTACCGGTTTTACTGGTGGAACAGGTGTTGCATCTTATCAACCTTACTTAGATCAAATTAGTACACAAAATTTATTAGATCCATCTGGTTACAAAGATTTTATGTCACCTTACCAAAAGGAAATTATAGACACAACAATGAGAGACTATGATCTTCAAGCTGGTATAGGAAGAAAAGACATTAGAGAACAACAAGCAATGTCTAATGCTTTTGGTGGATCTAGAGCAGGAATGCAAATGGCTCAGTACCAAGCAGACTCAGATAGAAACCGAGCTGCTATGTTAGCAGGTCTATATGGTCAAGGATACCAACAAGCATTAGGCCAACAGCAACAACAATTAGGGAACCTACAAAATATGATGACACAAGTTCCTGCAGCCCAAGCTCAAGAAGCAGCAGGCTTAGAAGCTTTAGGAATGGCTAATCAACAATTAGAACAACAAAAACTTAATCAGTTAGCATTAGCTGCACAACAAGGTTATCAATTACCAGTAGATAGACTTACAGATGTAGCAAATATTTATGGATCTATATCTGGTGCAATGCCTGGATCACCAACACAAAAATTTACACCAAGCCCAGTAGTACAAGGTATTGGGGGCTTTGCTAATATGTGGACAACTTTAAACGATCCAAGTAGAAGAGCAGATCCAAGGAATCAATAATAATGTATAATAAAATTTTAAAAAGACCAATGTTTATGAGAGGCGGAATGGGATACTCTGCTCAAGGAACTGGTATTACATCAGGGATGGATACACCAAGACCAAGATACTATGGTGGTGGATCAATTGGAGGAGGAGTTATTCAAGGAAACCCAATGGGTAATAGAACAGGTTTTAATCAACCTTGGTATTCTAAAAACCCTTATGAAGAATTAGAAACACTTACAACACAAGAACAAGAAATTTTTGAACCTAAAAAAGGTGAATGGATTAATGATGTCGTAAGTTCTTTTGGTGCTTATGCTAGCCCTAGAAGAGCAGATGGTTCGTATATGACGACGGGTGAAATGGGTGCTATACAAGCTGAAGGAATAAAAAAAATAAGAGATGCTAGAGAAGATAAGAGAGACCTAGCTAAGTTATCAGGTATAGAGTTTAAAAAAGACATGCTTAAAAAAGATATAGAACATATTAAAGAGAGAGACCTTGTAAAAATGGATCAAGCCGGAAAAATGGCACTTGCCGAATATGAAGGTGGTATTCAACTTCAAATAGCGGAACTAGCAAAACAAAACACAGCTACTGGTAGACGTCTACATGATAATGATGAGATGTTAAAAGAAGAAATAACAGCAGCTAATGGTGATAAAAATTTAATTGCTGCAGCTAAAGCTAAACATAAAAAGAATAGAGAAATTATTATAAGTGGTACTAATCTAATGGCAGAAGCTTTAAAAATTGCAGCTAGTCTCTCAAAAGACTCTATGAAAAAACCTGAAGATATTCTTGCAGATGTTTTAATAATTATTAAAGGACTTGAAAGTCAAAACTTAAGAAGAGGTGGTAGAGTTGGATATCAAATGGGTACTCCTCAAACAGGAGCTATGCCTATGGAACCTATTCAAGCTAGTGTTACAGAAACAATTGACACTCCTGGTGAAGATATGACGATGACTGATACAGTTACTGAAGGACAACCAACTGTTCAGATGCCTTATCAAGAATTTAGAGCAGCGATACCAGCAGAAGTAAATGATGAAATAGTCCAATTAATTTATTATAACCAAGATGCCTTTGCTGATTTTGCTCAGATATCTACCCAGTCTGATGTATATGATTTCAACAACAAATACGGAGTGAGTCTTGTGTTGCCGATGGACACGGAGACAACATAAGATGAATGGCAGATCCAACCGCATTTCCTAATCTTGATCTAGAAAAAATAAACGCAGATGTTAAAGCGTCTGTTGAAAAGATTAAAAAAGATCTTAACATTGATCAACTAAAAAAAGACATTCAAGCTGATGTTGAAACAATAAAAAAAGATTTAGAATCTCAAGGATTAATTAAAGGAGATGTTTTAAGTAGTGAACAAAGAAACTATGTTAACTCATTACCTAGTGACTACAAAAAGAAAGCAGAACTTTACCTTGATATATTTAGAAACAATTCTGATTTAGTTTCAGATTATCTTACTACTCTTAAACAATTTGGTTCAGAAAAAGCGGCTAAAGAAGCAGGCGCGGACAATCCTTTATTTTATACTAGTAAAATTAAAAAATATTTAAAAGAAAACATAGATAAGTATGACGAAGAAACTCAAAAAAGATGGGAATACTATAATGCATTTGGAGAACATGAATATAATACTAAAATTAGAGAAGATGACTATGGTAGAAAGTATCAAAAAGAATGGTTAGGAAAATGGAGAACCAAAGCTAAATTAGGAATAACAGAAGCGGGTGTAGATACAGCTAGAGTCCTTAGTAAAACTCTTTTAGAAGTTGCATCTGCTGTTGGTTCAGACAATGCAGCAAATGCTGTTGAATGGCTAGAAGCTAATTGGCCTAGAGCAGATGATCTAACTTATCCTAATAATCTTAGACCTTTTGATCAAGACAGCACCATTCAACATTTTACTGATGAACTTACTCAATTTGGAATAGACACAGTACTCGGAGGAAAACTTGTTAAAGTATTTAAATGGGGTTTTAAAAAAGTTGCTCCTGGTACATTTAAAAAAATTGCAGATAGAATTAAAACACAGAAACCTCAAACAATTAAAGGAAAAGAAGTTGCTGATCAATTTGGTAATATAAAATACGCTTCAAGCATTGCACAGAAAGCTGGCGGCTGGGGACTTCCTGTCGCTGTTAAGTATGGTTTAGGTAGAACTATTACTTCTGAAACAGATCCAACTGCTAAAGGTTCTACAACTTTTAGCGAAGGTTTTGGTTTTATGCCTACTATTACCAGAGAACAATATGAAAAGATGACCAGTAAAGACAAGGCCATCTATAGTTTAAAAAAGAAATTAATACATGGAGCAGAAGGAACGGTTTTAATTGGCGGACTAACTAAAGCAATTGGTGTTGGTGGAAAAGTTTTATGGGGAACAACTAAAGCAGTTGGAAAAACAGTTGCTGGTCCGGCTGAAACATTAATTTTAAATCCTATATCTGGCATCATGAAGAGTAGAAAAACAGGTATCCCGCAACTGGCAAAAGGAATTAGAAATGCTGGAGGGTTTATCGGAAGTAAAGTTTTAAGAATCCCACCTTATAAAAAGTGGGCATACTTTTCTACTACACAAGGACCTTTAAAAGAAAGAATCCTAGGATTAATAGAATCAAAAATTCTTCCACCTTTAAGAGTAAGAGGACCTTACACTAAAGAAGCTAAAGAAATAATCCTTAAAGGTGAACAAATGGTAAGAGGATATAAAAAACAAGTAGGTCTCTTAATTACTCAAATAGATAGAGCTGTTTATGACATGCTTGGCAAAGGGTTTGGTAATAGGGCTTTTACTACATCTAGTGTAGGTGCAGGACGTCAACACTGGGATGATGTTATTGGTTATTTAAGAGGAAACGTAAAACTTGATGCTCTTCCTGCAGTTTTGAGACAACCCGCTAAAGATATTCAACAACTTATAGAAAAATTAAGTAAACAAATTAAGCCTTATGTAAAAAGCGATGAGATAAAAAAAGAAATTATAGATGGTATGGGAAAATATTTAACAACTTCATACCGTATTTTTCAAGGCGCTTTTAAACCAGGTAAAGAAGAGTACGCGGCAGCTACTAAATATTTTGTTGACTTAATTAAAAAACAAGACAAGAAATTTAAGAATGTTAAAGAAGGAAGTAAGCTTTGGCCTGAGTTAAACAGAAGAGCATCTTTAAAAGTAGATGAGATACTACAGTATGGAAAAGAGGGAAGCAGTCCTGTTAAAAGATTACAATCTATTATGGGAACAGTAGGTGTAGGTGGAATTCTTAAAAAGAAACAAAACCTTCCAAAAGTTATAGAAGATTTAATGGGTAAAGTAGATGACCCGACAGCTATTATTATGGACACGGTTGCAGGACAAGCAGAATTACTTTCACATTTATTTACTCACAAAAGTATATTAAGAGAAGGATTAAAGTCAGGGTGGATTACAACCAACCCTTCTAAATTTGCAGTAGAAGGGGTCCAGAAATGGGTAGCTAAAAGTTTAGTTCCTATTAAAGAAATTATGAGAACTTCTAATATAGATATAGCAAAAATTTACACACCTGGAGTTGGTAAAAAAGCTGGAAACTTTTGGACTACTCCTGAAATTGCAGAAGCTTTAAAACAAGATGCATTGTGGACAGATTTTTTATTACAGCAGAGTTGGTACAAACCTATCATTGCAGCTAAGACTACGGCTCAACTTAGTAAAACAGTTTTATCTTTAATGACTCAAGCTAGAAACTTTGAAACAGCTATGTTCTTTTTCTATTATGCAAGGACACGTTGGCTCTCATGCAAGTGTTATGGAAGCTATGAAATTTGTTTTTGGAGATGTCATAGGTAAAGGAAGAATTAATCCTATTGCTATGAATAAAAAATTAAAAGAATGGGCTGATGTTGGAATTCTAGATACTTCAGTTGTAGGTGGAGAAGTAAGAGCAGTTATTGGAGACCTTGCCAAAGGTAAATGGAGTTCAACAGATCAATTCTTTAAAGCGTTGATGAGTAATCCTATCTTTAGAAAAGCTACAGAATTTTATCAAGGTTCAGACAGTGTGTGGAAAGCATATGGATATGAATTTACAAAATCTCAGTTGATACCCGCTATTCCAATCAAAGGTTTAACTTTACAACAAGCTAAAAAATTAGGTTATGTTATAGAACCTGGAAGAAAAACAGCATACACTTGGGCGGATCTAGCAGCAAAACAATTTGATGAAGTCTTTGGAATGAGATGGGACCCATTAAATATAGATGGGACTGCTAAAACTTATGGGGATGCACTAAGACAAATTGCAGGTAAATATATTAGAGATGTTTATCCTAACTATAATATTGTTCCTAACTTGGTTGCAGGTTGGAGACGTTTACCAATGGGGAATTTCATAGCCTTTAGATCAGAAAACATTAGAAATATTTTTAACACTATGGTCTATAGTATGAGAGAACTTAGCTCAAGTAACCCGTACCTAAGACAAATGGGTGCTAAAAGAATAGATTGGTACAGCAGGAACTTTATATGGAATTGAAGAAGGTTTACGTGCATTTACAGGGGCATTAACAAACATAGATGCAGACTGGATGAAAAAATATCAAAGATGGTTCTCTCCTTATTATGATAAAACATCTACACTATTTCCAGTTACTAAAATAGACCCTGAAACTAAAGAGTTCTGGACTCTTAACTGGACTAGAGAACAACCTTATGAAGGTGTTCAAGATGCTTTTGCTCAAATGTTTAGTGAATTATTTAATCCAGTTAAAGACGATGAAACTATGGCTAGAAGATTTTTCAATGCTTTCTTTCATAATTTTGAAGAAGACAAACCAGGAGGAATCTATTTACTATTTGAACCTTTTATTACTCCTGCCTTATTACTTGAAAAAATACAGGACATAGCACCATCTGCATGGACTGGTGGACTAGGAAATGATGGAGTAACCAAAGAAGGAAAAATTGTATACGATATAAGAAATGATTCTTGGGATGAAATACTAGCCAAAATGTTTGGTCACATAATTACAGATGTTAACCCAGCTACAGTTAAAAATGCTAAAGAAGTAATCATGGCTGCAGAGGGAGAGTTTACTCAGTCTGGTGTTGAGTTAAATACAATGAACCAAATTACAAAACTAATGTTAGGTCTGGGAATAGAAAAACAAAACCCTTTAAAAAATGCAACATATACCATCGGGGATTTTACTGGAAGACTTAAAAAAAACGCGGATGATTTTAGAAGAGATATAAGAATTGTTCCTAACTTAATTAATAATCCTTTATTAATGTTTGAAGAGTTTGAAAACTATCAAGCCAATAGATACAGAGAACTAAATCGAGTTTATGATTTTGTTATGTTTTTAAAAAATGATTTAAAACTAACTGATCAAGAAATATATATGCAGTTTAAAGACAGAGGTGGCTTTGGAAAAAGAACTATTGCTATGATACTTAATGGAAAATTTGATCCAGCTAATATACCTCCAATGGATTACACATCTTTACTTCCTAAATTATTAGAGAGAATTAATAAAACAGATAAGTATAAAAACAATCCATTAAAACTTATTGATATATATGATCCAAAAAAATTAAATGAACTAAAGAAAAAATGGTATGGAATTCCTTTAGGATTAAACGATGCAGAACTAGAAGAATATTTTATAACAGGTCAAGATCCTAGATTAAAAGAAGAAACAATTGAACCATTGTCAATGAAACTTCCTATGCCTGAAAAAACTACACAAGATACAAAATTAATTAGCAGTGCTAACAATATACCAGTTGAAACAGCAGATGTTTCACAAAAAGTAGTACAAACATCAACATTACCAAGCAATATTAATAAAGATACTGGGTTGACAACAACTGAAGAGGCGTTATTGTCTAACACCGAAAAAGCGTTAAGACGTAAACAAAGGAATGTAACAGTATAATGGCAAAAGATAATGCATTACAACGAATAGATTCTCATGAAAAGTTATGCAGAATTATGCAGAAACAAACTCATGATAAAATTCTCAAATTAGAACGCCAAATTAATAGGGTAGAAAGTATCTTATTAGTATCTGTTGGTGCGTTGATATCTGGTATGGCTTATGTTATATTTGCTTTAATCTCACACTAAAAAAAATTTTATGAAACTATCAAAACATTTTAAACTAGAAGAATTTACTAAATCAATGACCGCTACTCGAAAAGGAATAGACAATTCCCCAGGAGCTGGCGACATTAAAAATTTGGAGAACGTATGTTATGAAATATTGGAACCGGTTCGTGCGCACTTTGATAAACCCATTACTATTACCTCTGGTTACAGATCCGAAGAGCTCTGCGAGGCGATCGGCAGCAAAAAAACGTCGCAACATGCTAAGGGCCAGGCGGTTGACTTTGAAATAGCAGGCATACCAAATATTAAAACGGCTTACTGGCTGTCTAATAACG